GTGGAACATTGCTTTTTCAAGCTTAGCAAGCATAGATATTGTGCCGCGTTCTGTTTCTAAAGCAATCGCATTTTGATTAGCGCCAATCAAGCCAACCAAGGTTCCTACGTCAGTTACTTCTCTTCTTTCAGCTAAGTACTTGATACGAATTGACTTTCTTTGATATTCAGAGCGATTTGTAGTACCGGCGGAACCTTCGCTAATAAATGGATCAATATCTAAGCCATGAGAATTGATTACGGCGTATTCGTGTAAGGTATTAGTAACAGATACTTTAGGCATTGCAGGCCATAAAGCAAGTTGCTTCATACTATAAGTAGCACTTGCCAAAATGTTTTCAATGCTTTGAGGAACTAAAGGACTTAAAGAACCTGTATCACCACCGGAAGTGCCGGCGGGGGTTTGGTAGCCAATAGTTGCAGACTTGCGAAGGGCGCTGTTTAAATCAGCTAGATCAGCAGCGGAAACGAGCCCGTTTGCTTGTGGGATATTTAATGAATTGAAACTCATGTTCTACTCTCTCTTTATTTGCTATTCATATTGATGTTAAATTCGGCGACGATCTCTTGAGGATTAGCGCCAACGCTTAATCTAGAAATTGCGCTTGTAAGTTCGGACTTTCTAGACCAATCAGACTCGGAACGAACTAAAGATAAGGCCTTGTTCATTACGTCTTGAGTAGTGAAACTAGGCGCTTTAGCTGTTTGTTCTACATATGGAATCTTATTGAAATTGATAGAAGTAGGGGCGACGGGTTCAAGCAATGCACGATTTAAAGATTTCTCCATTTGTTGCATTTTGCCCGCCCCTGTGTCCTTCATTGCCTTGATTTCTTTTGTACAAGCTTCAACCGCTTTAAGCATTGCTTTATATTGCTTGTCCATAGCGTCAAGGATGGCATCGGTACCTTTTGCCATCTCCATCATAGCTTTTTCCATCTTGTCTTCATCTTCATCTTCATCTTCATCGTCGTAAGATGAACCATCTTCAGAAGAAGAACCATCTTCATCATTGCCCTTTTCAAACAAAGAACCTTGAGTTTTGGCCTTCTTTGCTTTCTTGGCGCTCATTTGATCTTGATCATCCATTTTCATTGCTTTAGATAGATCATCAAGGGCGATTGTTAAATCGTCAACATTGACGGCGTCGGGGGTGAAACCTTCGGCGACTTGTACGGCGTCGGCCTCACTCATCCCTTTATTCATAAGATGCTTGATTAAATCGTTATTCATCGTAAATTCTCCTATATAGATCATTGTTTTAGAGTTCAAAGTATTTTTCAAGCTTTTTACTCATAATCTCTTAGTTTTTCTTGACTCTTATTTTTTGCGGACTCCATAACAAGTTTAAGAAGGCGCTCTAATTCCTCATTAGTGTAGTCGCTAAAGTGTTCTTTTAACTTGTTTTTCAAGGCTTCTTTGCTAATCATTCTATTCTCTTTCTTGGGCGCTTTGTTGTTCGCTCCGTATGTTGCGCTTGATACTTTTTGCGCTAGTGATTGTTCTACAAGTGATGACATTGAAGCATCAGCATCAGGAATCGCCGCTTCTTGATATCCAACATTCATCGACTTTGCGATAATTTCTAGATTAGTATTAGGATTGACAGGGTGCGAAGTGATAGCCACATTGATCACATTCGCCTTAAGTACCTTCTTAGGCTGGATAGGGTCCCGAAGTGTCACTTTTCCCTCAATTGAAAAACCAAGGCATCTTTCCCCGCCGGCCTTTTGCATTGCTACCGCTGTATCATAGCATTCTTTCGCTAATGGTTTTGATAGATACAATTTACCTTCTACACGTGTTTTATGATCATCTACCTTTTCAATCTTTGTAGGATGCCCCAAAACCGCTTCAGGCCCTGGCCTATGCTCATGATTAAACCAACCATTGTTCAAAAAGTACGACCAATCAAGGCCGCTTTGATTGATCTTCTCACCTTCAAAATCCATATCATCAGTTGATACGATACCGGCGATCATGCCTACATTGTCATCCATGATTTCAGGTTCATCATTATCTTTTTTCGCTTTAGCAAGAGTAGTGAAGGGAATCCAAGTAGCAAAGTAATTGCCTTTCTCAAGTTGCGCCTCTTCTACCTCATCTTTGAAATCATGCTCTTTTAACCATTGCTTAAATTCAGATGGTGACATGTCGTCTTTGTTTGCTCGGATACTTTGAATTTCAGTTTTCCCCTTATCATCAATACCTAAGATCACCGATACACCCTTGGGAAACCCTTTAGGCTGGTAGCGTCTAAAGTCTTTGTATTGTTGGGGGTCTGTTTGTCTTGATGCATGTTCATTCTTAAATGGCATCTTTACACTCTCTTTCTTTGTCTTGAGAGTATCTTAAATCATTATTTACTTAATTGCATATTTATCTAATGATAGGCATAATCAAGCCTTGTACATTTTGATTATTAGTAAACATTGAAATGTTCTCATCTGGAACTGTTAGTTTATCCACTGAATTGACAATATTAACAAACTGATCAATCCTATACTTTTTTGTTTTATCAGAATCTACATTTGATTTGATATTTGTAGGAATAATAACAGAAAGCCCATCACTTGGTTGTTTCAAATTATCATTTTCTTCAGCATGTATAAGATTGATAATATCGTTTGGCAATCCAATAGTAAGTATATCATCAAATGCTGTACCATTTCCCCGTTTTTGGTATATAGCGCAAACTCCAATTACTTCTTTAGTTTTTCGATTACGAATAACATCTAGATTCCATTTTTTTTTATACGTACTATCTAATTGTATGCCTTCTTGATCATGAATCGCATTCCATAATTTTTTATTATCAACACGCTTTATCAATGTATTTTGAAAGGAATCGGGCAATAGTGAAAAACCCTCTACTTCAACATAGGTTTTTCCATTTTGATCACAAATAAGAGATAAAGGCGTACTAGTGTCATACCCCAGCTTAGAAAAACTAGATATTAATTTTTTATCACTATTAGAAAAAGTTAATGTATTTTTAGTGTAGTCGGGAAAATCAAATTGATTCTGAATCATACTGACTAAATCAGGATATTCTTTCCCCGCTAGATTAGTAATAGAATAATCCAGATCGATATGTTTATTATTTTTGTCAAAAATATGAATCATTTCAGTATCAGTATCAAAAGTAATTGTACTTCCCTCATTTTCGGCAAGTGTCTTAATTAGTTTAGGAGAAAGGCAACAAGTACCATTTTGAAATTTTCTCTTTCCTTCAATATTCACTTTTAGATCATCAGGAAAATAAAGCATTTTTAAAACGCGTCCATCCGTTGCCTCAAATTGTTTTCTTTCCAAGTTTACATTTATACCCGTTAAATTAAATTGTGATGATCCATCGTATGCAGTTCTATTTGTGCAGTTCAATAAATCACTTTTAAGAACTTTCCCAATTGTTTCTTTAGTAACATTCTTGACAATATCATCTTCACTTGCTTGTTCTTTTTTCTTTGGAGTAGTCTTTTTCTTCTTTTCCTCTTGTTTAACTTGCTCTTGTTTTTGAGTAAGCCCCTGTAAATTCTTGACTCGTTCTTCAAGTTTACTCATTGTCTTATCTGAGAATTTAACGCCCTTTTCTTTGCCAATCTTAGCTTCTTGTAACTGCTTTTCAGCTTTGCTTTGAGCTTGCTTGATAGCTTGGGAATGTTCACCATGAATTAACGATTGAAATTGCTTCTTTGTCATGGTTTCTTCTTTTCCCTTTTTATCACCATCATCGTACTTGATTGTTAGCTTGTCACCATCAACGTTTGTAATGTGTGCATGATAACGACTTTTACCATGTTCACCAAATGCAAATGAAGCCCCTTGTACAAGTTCGCTTTCGTGGGCTACTCCCTTGCCATGACCTTCTTGCCCTGCATAGAAGTACATATACTTTGTTTTCCCTGTCTTGGTTACCCCTTTAGGGACTCTACGAATGTACTTATGAGTCATCGCCTTGAGCAATGTATCTATGATAAATGAGTATCTAAACATCTTTTTTAATCCTGTTTATTGTGTTTCTAGTTTCTTGTATATTATCTTATTATGAAACTTTTTATCTATGATTTCTTAGTACATTACGCCCCGAATTTGTCTTTATACTCTACTATGTATTGTAAGAATTTTGTTCGCAATGGTTCATCTTTGTAGTTCGGATCACATACCGCCGCCATCATATCACTAAAACATTCTTCATCGTTTGCATGTGCATTTGTGGTAGGCAATAATGTACGATATCTATTAAATTTTTCTAGAAGGTCTATTGGTGTAATTGGAATTAAAATATTAAAGCGCCCCCCATTGTTTAAGGGTATTTGTATAGTAGAATTAGCA